TTATAAGGCACATCTTCTATAAGATAATCTTCGTTTACTCTTGTTCCTGTTGAGTTTCTGTCAAAGTCAAAGTCGGCTTGATTTATTTTTTTTACACTTACATTATCTATTTCTAATTGACCACCATTTTCATTATAAAAATATAATATTTCATTTGAGCTTCCACTTGTAGGAACTTTTGTATCTCTAAAACTAAATTCTTGAAAGCCTGTATCAGCGATAGTAAATCTTGTAAAATTATTTGTGCCTACATAAACTCTTATAATTCCATTAGTACCACTAATCATTCTTGCTTTAAATCTTATTTCCCATATCTCTGTATCTTTGCCTGTGAAAACATTATCTTGAAATATAAAAGTTGCTGTACCATCAGATTTTGCTGTACCACCACTAATAGTCCAACCACTTCCTTTAGTCCAATCGGAATCAGTAGCAAAATTACCATTAGTAACAAGCTCTGCACCTAAAGTTTCTGCAGGTTTTATAGAATATAAGTAGTCCTCAGCATAAGCTGTAGGTGTGGTTATTATGGATGCTTTTTGTAGTAAACTCATTGTATATTCTCTAATAGTTGATTAGTCATTGTATTGTTCTCGTATATCTGCACTCTTCTCCTTAGATCAGAAGTTAAATATTCTACTATATAATCATCTCCCCAACTATTGGTTGTTGTTGCATTCCCCCAATAACTCTCGCTGTATGATTTTCCCCAATTTATTGTATTCGCCATTTTTTTCTTGTCGTTTTAAATATTGTTTTAGTTTTTCAACATTAATCTTTTTCGGTTTATACATCCCCATAATTAAAGAACCCATCCATGAAAGTTAACATCTTTGTCAGGGTACATATCCTCATTGGAATTAGAGTTATATTCTGGATATAAAGTCTGATTATAACTCATGTAATCAATAAACCTTCTAGTATAAAACTCTGCAGTTTCAGATACTTTGTTTGTTAGCATAGCTATCTCTTCCTGTGTTACAGAATCAGCATTCTCGCTTCTATGTTTAAATACACCTCCGTTAGATACTTGATACATAGCAAACGGAAGATAGTTGCTTTGTGTAAACCAAATCAACATAGGTTTAATATATGTTGTAAGCAGTGTCTTGTAGGCAGCATTAGGACCTAAGTTAATCTCATTATCTGTTATTAACTGCTGTAGCTTGTTATATAAATCTGTTCCTAAATAGTTTTGTATATGTGTATCTTGTGCTACTTCAATAAACTGAATTACCTTGTCAGCATCTAAGTTACCATCTATTATAGATTTTCTTTTTAAGTCTATTACTGTTATAAATAATGCTTTTGCCATAATCTTAACTATTTGGATAAGCTCCTGCATTCGGCATATCTGCTGGTCTAACAGATACCTCTGAAGGATTATTAGGTTCTACAAATCCGTCTTTTGCTGCTTGATTAACACTAACCTTTGTATCATCAGATACTTTTTTTCTATATACTCTTAACTCCCAGTAATGCTTACAGTTTTTACCACCTTTGTATTTAAATAGAGA